TATTGGATCTTTTATTATGTCTCTATTATAGTGTGTGAATACCCACCATAGTCTTGCACTGCCATACAAGTTAAATGCTAGCAAATCAGGACGTCTATCAAATTTATTCTGTATGATAATAGTGAGTGTTTCTTCGTCTAGACTATCAGCACTAATTTTAGGATTATATAAGTCCAAGTTTCTTCGATTAAGTCCGGTTGTTGAATAGTTACTGGTATTGCTATAAGATACTGCCATTAGATAAATCCATCCTTATATGCTTGTCCTCCAATAAAACTATTGGTTGTAAATTTTCTTTTTTGTCTGTCAGGGTTTTGTTGTACTGACAAATCAATAAACATATTTTGTAATACTGGAAGCTGTTGCCCACCTTTAAATAATTTAAGATCCACGTTACTGTCGAAGTTAACAGAAAAAGCAGTGACCACAACTGGAATTTTGTAAAACTGTTCTGTTCCAAAAGCACTAAATTCTAATACGGGAGGAGGAGTACCTGCTGTTGGAAAACTTTGATTTAATCCACTAAACATTTTTGAAATACTTCTCAAAAAGTGTATTACACCTAATGTGTAAGCTCCTTCTTCTTCTGTCACACTAGCAAACTGTGCATTCATCTGTATACTCGGACTAGGTGTATTTCTATAAGCATTAAACGTATAATTTGTATGTACCATATCATATTGACTATATGCAACACTTTGTTGATAAGTGATATCAGGCTGATACGGAAATAATATACCATTATGTTGTCGTAATGGACTTGCAGGTCCATTAAAATAAATTCCTGGTGCACTTCGTTTCAGTGTTAACTTTGCTCTGTTTTCAGCCAGCACTGCCATTTAGCTTATCCTTTACAAAATCAAATACATTAGCATTAATACTTCCAAAAAATTCTCTAAACTTCATCATTTTTTGATTGTCATCCAAACTATCATTTTTCATTACTGTTCTAAAATCAGTAGCACTCATGCCGCCTTCTTGTATTCCTACTTCAAGGATGTATGCTCCTTGGTCACTAGGCACCATTTCAGCACCTGATTCATAATCTCTTAGGAAACCTCCACGTTTTAGTCTACCTGCATCTTTAGCACTAAAAACTAGTACTACCGCAGTGTTAGCTGGATTTTTACCAGTTAAACTAACATCGGGTCTGTAGGGTTGTGTTTGCACAACTTGTTTTTCTGGTATCCCAAACATCTCATTCATTATCTTTTTCTTCTCATCAAAGCTAAATGGATCACGATCCGCTGTTGCAGTTTTGCTAACTGTAGTAGCGATAAATACATTAGAGGAACCAAACTGTTCCACTAGATCCATATAGACCTTATGATGACCTTTGTGCATAGGCTGAAATCTGCCGCCATAAAAAACAGCAATATCAGAAGCTATGTCTTCATTTAGTTGTGCATATCTCATCGAAGTCTCCTACACTTGTATTTATAGTAGAAATAACTGTGTAGTTATTGACAAGCTCTATCTTAGGTAGTATAATTAACACAAAGTAAGGAACCATTTAATGAGAAAACAAAACTATCTCAATAACAAAGATATGTTAAAAGAAATACACAAAAGTAAATTAACGTACTGTTACAGTTTATCAGAAGAATACGACCGATTTGATACTATAGTTGAGAATATAGAAGATATTCAACTACCAGAAACAATTCAACTAGCTAAAGAAAATAGGGCTGCACAGCTGAGTGCAATAGCATACGAAGCGGCTTATTGGGAATGGCATCAACATCCTAATCGTAAGCCTAGCCAAAAACCAAAACAAACAACTTATAAGATAGATCCAGATACTATACCAGAGGAAGAACTAATTATTCGTGTAATGACATTTGAACATGTTCCACTCGAACCTGGCAGAAAAAGCAAACCTAAAACAACTGCGGATCATCATGCAAAATGTAACTTCCCTCCTTTTCAACACTATGCTAATGTAAATGGAGAAATGAAAGAAGTTCTTCGCAGTCATTGGGAAGGTGGATTAGACAATGGACATTTTAATTGTCAACACGGCACTATTACAAACAACTTAGCAAAAATGTACATTAAACTTTGCGAACGTTACAGTATGCGTAGCAACTGGCGTGGGTACACCTATGTTGACGAAATGCGTAGCCATGCACTATTACAGTTGTCACAGATAGGATTGCAGTTTAATGAACTTAAAAGTCAAAACCCATTTGCATATTACACAGCCGCGGTTACAAACAGTTTTACCAGAGTATTGAACTTAGAGAAGCGTAATCAGAACATTAGAGATGATTTGTTGCAAGAAGCAGGTCAGATGCCTAGCTTTACTAGACAGATTGAACATGAAATGGCAGAACGGGCTAAATGGGACGAGGCAGCTGACAAAGAACGTAAAGACGCAGGCTTCAACGTTTAATCTATTGACATCATACAATTATGAAGCTACACTATGAGAGTAGTAATTTAATGAATGGAATTCCATGACATTTTTTAGCCGTGCGGCTTGCTTTACTGATATACATTTCGGCAATAAAAATAATAGCCGACAACACAATCGCGATTGTGTAGAATTTGTAGATTGGTTTATAGCACAAGCAAAAGAACAAAACTGCGAAACGTGCATTTTCTTAGGAGACTGGCACCATCACAGAGCTAGTGTTAATGTGAGTACACTTAACTATAGTGTCGATAACGTAGCAAAACTAAGCAAAGCATTTAAACAAGTGTACATGATTACTGGTAATCACGATCTCTATTATAGAGAAAAACGTGACTATAATAGTTTACCATATGCAACACTGTTTGATAATGTACAGTTAGTTAATGACCAAACACTAGTGCAAGATGAAGTTGCACTTGTTCCTTGGTTAGTGGGAGACGAGTGGAAACAAATTAGCAAAACCAAATGTAGATACATGTTTGGACACTTTGAACTTCCTTACTTTAAAATGAATGCTATGGTAGAAATGCCTGACCACGGAGGGCTTAATGCAGAATATTTGCAAGGACCTGAGTATGTGTTTACGGGACACTTTCACAAAAGACAGAACAAAGGAAATGTACACTATTTAGGATCACCGTTTCCACACAACTATGCAGATGCATGGGACGATGAACGTGGTATGATGGTATTAGATTGGGGCGGTAAGCCAGAGTACATAAACTTTAACGGACCACGTTATAGAACCGTTGCATTAAGTAAACTTATCGACGAGCCAGATACAATACTTAATAGTAAAACTTATTGTAGAGCTACACTAGATATTAATATCAGTTACGAAGAAGCTAGCTTTATCAAAGAGACTTTCAGTCAGCAATATGGTGTAAGAGAGATAACGCTTATGCCTAGCAAAAAAGAAGAACATGCACAAGACTGGAGAGTTGTGGAAGATATAGAGGTTGAAAATGTTGACCAGATAGTGTATAATAGCTTAAATGCTGTGGACAGTGATATGATCGACAAGAAATTGCTAGTGGATATATATAATAACCTATGATTACTATTGAAAACTTGACTGTAAAGAACTTCATGAGTGTTGGCAATGTTACACAAGCTGTACGTTTTACTGACAACGGGCTGACACTTGTACTGGGTAATAATGTTGACCTAGGAGGCGATGGCAGTAGAAATGGTACTGGCAAGACCACTATCATTAATGCACTCAGCTATGTAATATATGGTAATGCACTTACAAACATTAGAAAAGACAACTTAATTAACAAAACCAACGGCAAAAGTATGATGGTTACGTTGGATTTTGAAATAGACGGCAAAAAATACCGCATCGAACGAGGTCGTAAGCCTAATGTGCTTAAATACTATGTCGACGAATTGAATGTCGAAGAAGATGAAGCACAAGGAGAGAACCGTCAAACTCAATCAGATATAGAAAAACTATTTGGTATGAGTCATGATATGTTCAAACACATTGTAGCATTAAACACATATACAGAACCTTTTCTCAGTATGCGAGCAAATGATCAGCGAGCAATTATTGAACAGTTGCTAGGTATAACAATGCTTAGTGAAAAATCAGAGGTTCTTAAAGAACAGCAAAGGCTTACAAAAGATGCAATCAAACAAGAACAATTTAGAATTAATGCAGTTGAAGAAGCAAATACCCGGATTGAGAAGAGTATTAGTGATTTGGAATTCAAACAAAAAGCATGGAGAAATAAACAAAAAACTGATGTTGAAAGTATCCAGCAACAAATAAACACACTAGAAAAAATAGATATCCAAACAGAACTTAGTAATCACACATTGCTAAGTGATTACCTAGAAAAGAAAAAGCTGAAAGATGAAGCAGAACGTTGGCTATCTAATATTCAAACTGATAATACTAAACAAGAAAAACTTATTACAAAGTTAGATAAAGAACTAGCACTACTAAAAGATCACAAATGTCACGCATGTGGGCAAGAAATACATGATAGTAAACAAGAAGAAATACTATCTAGTAAACAAAGTTTGCGTAAAGAAGCTAGTGAGCAAATAGCAGTAAACTCTTTAGAAGAACAGGAATGGTCGGAAGCTGTAGCATCATTAGGTGAACTAGGACACATGCCAGTTACACATTATACTACAGAAACTGAAGCACACAAGCACAATAACCAGCTGGAAACATTGCGTAGTCAAGTAACTAGTAAACAAAGTGAAAGTGACACCTATCAAGAACAAATAGAAAGTTTAAGAGAAACTGGTGTACAAACTGTAACTTGGGATATAATGAATGAACTTAACAACATAAAAGATCATCAAGACTTTTTGTACAAATTGCTTACAAACAAAGACAGTTTTATTCGAAAACGTATCATTGAACAGAACTTGCAATACTTGAATAGTAGACTTGCATATTATTTGACAAAACTTGGACTACCACACGAAGTACAGTTCCAACCTGACTTAACAGTCGAAATAACTGAACTAGGCAGAGACTTAGACTTTGATAATCTAAGCAGAGGAGAACGCAATAGACTTATACTAGGATTAAGTTGGAGTTTTAGAGATGTGTTTGAAAGTATGAATACACCTATTAACTTTATGGCTATTGACGAACTTATTGATAGTGGTATGGATACAAACGGTGTTGATGCAAGTTTGGGTGTGCTTAAGAAGATTGAACGTGAACGCAACAAAAACATCTTCCTTATCTCACACAGAGATGAACTTGTAGGGCGTGTAAACACAATACTACAAGTTATTAAAGAAGGTGGCTTTACTACATTCAGTACTGATACGGAGTTTGTAGATGCCAAGTGATTATTCAGATGAACATATTAAACAGATGACAGATCCTAATCATGATCAAAGTGCATTTAAAAAAACTAAGATATTCGAATCGCCGGACGGCGGTAAAACTGTATACGAAAGAGAATTTAATTCTCCGCACTCTAGTCGTAAACTTACCACAGGTGAGAAACTTTATGGATATCACCCGCAAGAATTATTAACAAAGAAGATATTACCTGTAGACGTATTTTATAAACTTTTTGGAAAAAAACTATGAGAGATCACAACGACGACAGTTACACAATACACATTGATAGCTTTAACAACAAAGGTCAAAAAGGCGACGATGATTTTGAAACATGGTTAGAGAACGAAGCACCTCTTGTTTCTCCTTCTACTATTACAGCAATTGATAATTCATACACAGTTGACTTATCGCAACATGCTACATGCACTAGCACTATTACAGGTTTATCACCAACATTTACAATTAAAAATGATCCACACTTTGCTAAAACTAAACAAAAAAAGTTACCAATTGACATATTGCACAAATGGTATCCAGAACAAATGAAAGATGCAGATGATGACTAATACTTTTATGTTTGATGTTGACGGTACACTTACTGATGCTAGACGCACTATTGATCCGGACTTTCATGAGTTTATGTTAGAGTTTATGGAGAAACATAAATGTATGATTGTAACAGGCAGTGACAGACCAAAAACTGTAGAACAGATAGGTTTAACACTTACAAACACATTCCATAAGGTATATCATTGTAGCGGCAATCATGTGTATGTTGGCCCAAAAGAACACCATAAAAACGATTGGGCTCTAAGTCAAGAACAGATAAAATTTATACAGTCTACTTTAGGACGCATTGATTACGAAGAAAAAACAGGCAATCACATCGAACAACGAATTGGTACAGCAAATGTAAGTATTGTAGGCAGAAATGCCGATTGGGATCAACGTGCTAGATATGCTAAATGGGATGAAGTTAACAAAGGCAGAGCTATTGTTGCTGAAGCTTACAACAACACATTTAGTGATAGTGTTGCACAAGTTGCTGGCGAGACCAGCATAGACATTTATAAGACAGGCTGTGACAAGAGTCAAGCTGTAAGACAACAAAAAGGTACAACTATATATTTTGGAGATCACTGTTATCCTGGAGGCAATGATTACTCAGCCTCACAAGCAAGTACACACTTTCATCAGATTGACCAAGGGTATAAACAAACTTGGAAAATCTTAAAAAAGATGTATTAAACCGGTTGACAAAGAGATCAGAAGATATATATAATTGTTGCTATAGACAAATATGCAATGGACTTATCAAGGCAAAATAGTAGAAGAAATTAGTGAGGAATACATAGGATTTGTATATCTTATTACCAACCTCACAGACGGCAAAAAATATATTGGCAAAAAACTAGCACAATTTAAAGTAACTAAAAAACCTCTTAAAGGCAAAAAAATAAAAGACGTTCAACTAAAGAAAGTGACTGGAGAACCTATTGGGGAAGCAGTGACAAGCTAAATGCAGATGTTGAACATTTAGGCCCAGAAAACTTTACAAGAGAAATACTGTACTACTGCACCAGCAGAGGCGAACTAAGTTATTTAGAAGCTAAAGAACAGTTCGATCGTAAAGTACTAGAAACTGAAGAATACTATAACGGCATAATAAACGTAAGAGTTGGCAGTTCTAAGGCACTTATTGAATCACTAAACAGACACCAGTCGTAATATATCCTCTCAACTAAAAGCATTGAGATTGCTCGTAGTAATATGGGCCGTCGGATCTTGCTGAGGACAGACAAACCAAAAGAGTGGGCTCTACTGTGCCATTGTAACCCACGGATAGCTCAAAAGTCGTCGTTATGGCTTAGAGTGTTTCTGCGTTTTAGCAGTATGTAAAGGGGTAAAGCAAAACCGCCTCTGCCTAGCAATAGGTTTTACTATAACGATGCGATCTGGAGCGGGGTAATGACCTTTAGCTTTTTTTTTGCACTTGGCTGTAACAAGCTAAGTGCGACTGAAAACAGGGTAATAACTAATAATAATAAAAATTATATCTAAGAAAGAAATATCATACGAAATGAAATGAGTATGACGATGAGCTTTAGCTCTTCGAAAGAATGTTTAAAATGTTTGAGTATTACTCTTCTTAGGATTAAGAGCTTCTGCTTTTGCTAGCATTGCTTTCTTAATCTCATATATCATTTCATAGGACATACAATACAAATCTCTTATTGGATATACACCTTCACTATATAATGCAATATCATTAATATCAGCTCTCATCTGTTGTCTTCTTTTTTCTAGTTGAGATACTATTTCTTTAACTTGGTCTGAGTCAACGGCGTTAAGGATCTTTCCTTGAAAAAAAAAGCTGGATTGAACTCTACTGGACTTGTAAAATTCTTTCCACAGTCTTCTTCTCCACATGTGAAGTTAAATTGTTTATCAAGACCGTTATTGTTTAACTCTGCCTGCTGTGATTGTAATAAATCTAAGATTTTTCTATTAGAGTTAGATAACCATGCACAGATATGTTCTAATTCTTTGACCACTGTACCGTCTGGTAGTGTAACACTTATAATACTATCAGCAATAACTGCAATGTTAGCGGCACTAGCTAGAGTCAATGATTCTTTATATAGATCTGGTAAACCTTCAGTTTCATCATTTGCTTTTATACTCGTAATAGCTTTGACTGTTTGATTTAGTTTAATGTTGTTAGCCATAATTGACGACAGTGAGTTTGGTCTCATGTCGATAGATAATCCATCTATTTCAATAACAGATTCTTCAGCTACTACTTTTACTTTACTTAATATTTGTGCTAGATCAAGTTCATGCAACGAAGTGTTGTTACAGTGTGGACAAGTGGTTTCAACTGGCATTTTTTTATCAAAACTTGCAGCTCTACTTGCTAGTAACAATACATCAACGTCTGGTAAAGATATTTCGTGTGGGTCATCTATATCAGGACAAATACTTTCAATTAACTGGTATATTGCTTGTCCGTTGTATAGTGCGTCAGGAATTGTTAGTATAAGCTCATCTCTTACACTCATAGCTTTAACACCAATCTCTCCATCGAAGGTTAAGTTTGGGTTATTTTTATACCATTTACCTCCGGTCGGAAGTGTTACATATATTTCTTTTTGACGATAGTAGTCAGCTAACGGATTTTCACTCATTTTTTACCTATAAATACATTAGTAGTTAAAACTATTTATCTATGTTAAGTGAGTATTTAATTAATGGCACAAATTAATATACCAATGGGTGGCAGAAGTGTTCCTATAGATGTTCCTGACTTTGCTATGGAAAGCACACAATCGCAACTATTGGCTACACTACAACAACTAGTGGGCGGACAATCTGCGGCAACAGCTAAAGCTGCAAGTTCTATTAGAACGGAACAACAAACTAAAAAAGCAATACAAGATTTAGGTTCAAAGCTACAAAGCGATAATCGTGAGAGAATGGCGGGTCATGCCAGGGCTATGAAAGACGGAGTTACTTCACTTGGTCGTCAAGCTATCTCGGTAGCACAAGGCGGGAACAAAGGATTTCAAGGACTATTAAGAAATGCTGGACTAGGTATGCTAGCTACACAATTTGGTATGGTAGCTGGGTATGCAGAAGAACTAGGCAATGCACTCAGCTATGGTGGTAGAATTGGTCTTTCGTTTGGCGAAAATATAATGAAAACATCTAAAGATTTAGCAGAGATAGGTTTAAGTTTAACTGATTTAGCTAGTACCGTTGGCGGTAGCTTAACAGCAATAAGAGAATTTGGGAATAGTGTAGAAGACGGAAGTCAAAGATTTATTAGAACAGTACTAGCACTTAGACAAGCATCTGAAGAATTTGGTAACTTTGGTATGAACAGTGTAGAGATGGCACAGTATCTAGCGGACGAATTAGAACTTAGACGTCGAGTAATGAATGCCGATGAAATGAGATTAATGACAGAGCAAGATCTAGTAGAAGCAATGAAAGCAAATCTTGTTGAACAAGAAGCTATGGCTAAAGTTATGGGTCAAGATGTCCAAGAAAGAATACAAGCACAGATGCAAGCAAGACGTAGTGGAGGTGGACAAACTTTCTTAGAAGGTGCTACTGACGAACAGAGGCAATCATTTGCTGACATGTCTGCCGCAATGAGCGGCATGGGTCCTGAAATGCAAACTATGCTTATAGAGATGTTAGGAAATGAATTACAAGGCATGTCAGGTGCAATGGTCAATCGAGAGGCATACGGACAATCTGCATCATTGAGACAATTCTTAAGTGAAATGAAAGAGGCTATTCTACGCGGAGCAAATAAAGATGAGATTGCTGAAATTGAACAAAGATTTAAAAGGGAATTTAAAGCCGAAACCACAGCTGGTAAAGGTATATCTAGCATAGAAAGACTAGAACGTACAGGTAACGCTACTGCGGCGATGTTACTAGAAGCCGCTAGATTATTAGTTGAACAAGCTGATGGTAGTATAAACAGAGAAGAAGCAAAACAACAAGCAAGAGATGACGGAGATCAAAGAGGATTAGCTGCCGCACAAGAAGCGGCGTTTATGGAAGGTAAAAATTTAGTTAATAGATTTATTACTGGTATGATGGGCGGAGCCAGTCATGATGTTGTAAACGCTTATAGAGGCTTTATTGATGCAATGAATAAAGGTTTTAGTAATCCAAACACACAAGGTATTATAGATGCCTTTGGCAAAGCATTTGGTAAAATAGGCATTCAGCCATGGGCAAAAACTATTGCAGGAGATGCTAACTGGGCAGAAAAAATGAGTGTTACTGGAGATGTTATGGCGGCTATAGGCGCTAGTGGTGCAATCGTTGCAAGTTTAAAATTTAAACAAGGCGCAGAAGCGTTTGGCGGTCTAGTAAAAGACATATCAGAGTTACCTGGTATGGATGGTTTTGATATGGCTGCTCCGATGGATTGGAGTGCAATAAAAGATGCAAGTAAAAATGCTATAAGAGTAGTAGTTAAAAACTTTGAAGATCTTTCAACTGGAAATATACCCGCACTAAACCCACCACCACCGACAGAATCCACTGCGGATCAACAATCACAATAATGGTTGACAAAATCTATAAATACAGTATAATAAAACAGGAATCGAGTATTCAATGAGTTGGAAAAAACATTTTACAGCATATAACGGACCAAGCTCTACAGGTATGAAACCTAGTAGTTCTAGTCGTTTTCAAAGCTGGTTACCTGAAGTATACAGTGGACAACCAAATAGAGTTGAACGCTATGTTCAATATGATCAAATGGACATGGACAGCGAAATCAACGCGGCACTGGATATTATTAGTGAATTTAGTACACAAACAGACGAACATAGTAAACTACCTTTTAAAATAGAATACAAAGAACAATCTACTGAAAGTGAAGTAAGAATCTTAGAGCAAACACTGCAACAGTGGTGTAACCTACAAGAATGGGATCAAAGAATCTTTCGTATGTTTCGTAATGCAGTTAAGTATGGAGACCAGTTCTTTATTAGAGATCCAGAAACATGGACACTATACTATGTAAATTCTGTTGATGTTACTAAAGCAGTTATCAATGAAGCTAAAGGTAAAAAACCTGAACAGTATATTATTAAAAACATTGATTTAAACATGCAGGAAAAAACTGTTAGCAAACCTGTGCAACATGCACAAACATACGGTACAGTTAACAGTATGCAAAGAGGGCAAACACTAGACAGAGGTGCATACGGCGGACAAGCTGGAAACTATGCTAATAATAGTGTAGGCAATATTCAAGAGTATACAGTAGATGCAACACATATTGTTCATTTAGGTATGACAGAAGGAATGGACAACAACTGGCCCTTTGGTAGCAGTATACTTGATCCTATTTTTAAAACATACAAGCAAAAAGAACTGCTTGAAGATTCAATTATTATATACAGAGTACAACGTGCTCCAGAACGTAGAGTATTTTATGTTGATGTAGGCAATATGCCTCCCAACAAAGCTATGGGTTTTGTAGAGCGTGTTAAAAACGAAATTCATCAGAAACGCATTCCTAACAAAACAGGCGGTGGTACAACCATTATGGATGCGGCTTACAATCCACTAAGCATTATGGAAGACTACTTCTTTGCACAAACTGCTGAAGGCAGGGGTAGTAAAGTTGAAGTCCTTCCAGGTGGAGAAAACTTAGGTCAGATTGATGACCTACGTTATTTTACAAACAAGATGTTAAGAGCATTGCGTGTGCCTAGCAGTTATTTGCCAACTGGTCCAGATGATGGAACAGCTAGCTATGTAGACGGCAGAGTAGGTACAGCATTTATACAAGAATATAGATTTAACCAATACTGTATGAGATTACAAAACAGTATTGCTCCGGCATTGGACAAAGAATTTAAATTGTTTATGAAAAACAAAGGTATCAATATTGATGCAAGTTTGTTTGATTTAAAATTTGTAGAGCCACAGAGCTTTAGTCAGTATAAAGAAATTGAAGTACATGCAGCGAGAGCGAATGTATTCAGTGGATTAGAAGCTGTTCCATATATGAGTAGACGTTTTATGATGGAGAAATATCTAGGACTTACTGAAGACGAAATACTTAAAAATGAGCGTATGTGGGAAGAAGAAAATGTTGTTGGAACAACACCAGAAGCAGATGCAATGCCAGGATTAGGCAATATTGGTGTAAGAGGATTTGATGTTCCAGACGGCGGAAATATGGATATACCAGATGTTGATGCTGGTGATGGAACAGAAGAAGGTGCTAGCCCAATTAGTGGTGCAGAAGCAGAGCCTGCAGGAGACGAAAATGCGTAGTAAAGACATTTTAAACGAATATTATGACGCTGAAAATGACGATATAAGCAATAGAAAGATAGACGATGTTCGCAAGTCTAGACTTACTTTAAAGCATATAAATCGTTTAAGAAAGCAACGTGAAGTGCATAATGTTGAACATGCAACCCGTGTTGAAAGAGTTAAAAAGATATACGCTAGACCTCCTAGCCAATAAACTTTTCAAAGAATTTATACTTATCTCAGAGAGATATTCATAAAATACCCATTTTTTAGGGTATTATCCAGGCGAAACGTCTTGGTAGTGTAAATATAGATGTAAACCATCTTGGTAAGCCTGTAATTTTTTAAGGAGAATGATATGAGCGAACATAAGGAATCTTTAGTAAAGGTCCTCGAATATATCGTTAATGATGAGCAAGACAAAGCTGCTGATCTACTTCACAATGTGTTTGTAGAAAAAGCAAAAAATCACTGGTCATCTCTACAAGAAAATGATGAGATTGTAGAAGACGATATTGCAGAAGACGATTTAGATGAAACTATCGATCTCGACGAAGCAGATGATGATAACGAGGAAGAAGTAGAAGAAGCGATTGACGCATCTGACGCTGAAGAAGATTTCCTTGACGACATTGAAACTGCTGAAGAAGAAATCGACCAAGAAGAAATCATGGATGATGAAGACATGGAAGGCGATGAAGCCGAAATGGAATTGGCCATGGACATGGAACCAGAAGCAGACGGTGGCGCAGAGCCAGGTGATGCTGAAGAGGCTATGGATAATGTAGAAGATGCTATTGCTGAATTAAGAGCAGCATTTTCAGACATGATGGGCGACGAAGGGTCTGATGAAGCTCCAGAAATGGATATGGATGACGACATGGAAGAGTCAGTAGAACCATTCGAAGAAGGCGCAAAAATGAGTGCAGTTAGTGTATCACATAGTGATAGCAGTGACAAAGGAAGTCCAGTAGCAAAAGGTGCAGGTAATGCACATGCTAAACCACATCCAACTGATACATCAGAAGAAGCTGGTGCTTCTGCCCCTGCTGTAAAACAAATGAACGTAGCTGGTCCTCAAGAAGCTGGTTCACCAAAAGCGGCACCTGCCCCTAAACGTGAAGCAACTAAAAGCGACAGTCCTATCAGAGGAATGAAGTAATATGAGTATTTCGCTAAAAGAACACTTATCATTTAATCAAGCAAATATCGTAACTGAAACAGTAGATGAAGGTAACGGTAAGAGCTTGTATATGAAAGGTATTTTTATTGAAGGCGATGTACGCAACCAAAATAACCGTATCTACACAAAAGATGAAATTCATAGTGCCGTTAAGGCAATCAATGAAAAAATTAAAGGTGGATATAGTGTATTAGGCGAAGCTGATCACCCAGATGACCTCAATATCAATTTAGATCGTGTAAGTCACATGATTACTGAAATGGATACTGATGGTGCGAACGGTATTGGTAAGCTGAAACTATTGCCTACTCCAATGGGAAACATTTGTAAAACCCTTATTGAGAGTGGGTGTCATTTAGGCGTGTCAAGCCGAGGCAGTGGCAATGTTAATGATAGCGGCATAGTTAAAGATTTTGAAATCATTACAGTCGATATTGTTGCAAATCCAAGTGCTCCTAGTGCTTATCCCGATCCAATTTATGAAAGAGTAATGAATCATAAACGGGGCAATGTATTAATGGATGTCGCTGAAGCAACTAGACACGACAAAGGTGCACAACGTTATCTCCAGGAAGAGGTAACAAATTTTATTAAAAACCTGAGATATAGGAGAGATTAATATGGCTCATGCAATGGATGAACTATTAAACTCAAATACGCTCTCCGAAGAGGTTAGATCTTCACTATCTGAAGCTTGGACAACCCAACTAACAGAAGCTCGTGAGGCAATCACAGCTGAACTTAGAGAAGAATTTGCAACTCGTTATGAAAATGACAAGTCGCAGATTGTTGAAGCAGCAGATAAAATGTTAACTGACGTTATCGGAAAAGAACTCGAAGAGTTTAAAACTGATAAAGCACAGGTAGCAGAAGATCGTGTAGCTTACCGCAAACATATGACAGAACATGCAAAAGTTCTTGATGGGTTTGTAATGGAAGCACTTCGCAAAGAGATTAATGAACTTCGCGAAGATCGTAATGCTCAAGATACAAACATGTCGAAGCTGGAAGGCTTTGTTATGGAGCAACTAACCAAAGAGCTCAATGAGTTTCATGAAGACAAACGCTCACTAGTTGAAGCAAAAGTCAAAATGATAAAAGAAGGCAAAGAAGTTATTAATCAAACTAAACAGAACTTCATTAAAACAGCAGCAGGTAAAGTTAACGGCATAATGGAAAAAACTATTAAGTCAGAACTACATACTTTGCGTGAAGATATTCAAACAGCTAAAGAAAATACCTTTGGTCGTAAGATTTTCGAAACGTATGCAGCTGAGTTTATGGGCAGTTATTTGAATGAAGGCACAGAAGTAGCCAAACTTCAAAAAGTTGTCGAAGGACTACAAAGTGAGATTAGTGGCAAAGATAAAGCCATCGCTGAGAAAGAAGTATTAGTACAAGAGAGTGCAAAAGTCGCTCGTATTGCAAACGATACTGCCGAAAGAAAGCAAATTATGCAAGAAATGATGGCACCACTCAGCAGAGACCACAGAGAAATAATGAACGCATTGCTTGAAAGTGTAAAAACAGACAAGCTACAAAATGCATTCAATAAGTATCTACCTTCAGTACTGAAGGAAGACGCTAAACCAAAGACCAATAAGAAGATGATTAGTGAGTCTAATACAGAAATCACTGGAAACAAAGCAAACGAATCAGCATCAGCTGACGCAGATGCAAATATTGTTTATCTTCGAAAACTAGCCGGTATAAGTTAAGGAGACCTAAAATGGCAGACAATTTAATGGAAAATTGGGGTGCAACTAAAGACGCCCTAACAGACGGTCTTACTGGAACAAAAAAACAAGTAATGGAGTCAGTACTCGAAAACACTAAGCGCCACCTCACAGAGGCAAGCGTAGCTGGTGGAACGACTGCAGGAAACATTGCAACCCTTAACAAGGTTATTCTTCCAGTGATCAGACGTGTTATGCCAACAGTTATTGCCAACGAAATCGTTGGTGTACAGCCTATGACAGGGCCTGTTGGACAGATTCACACTCTACGTGTACGTTACGCAGAAACTTTTGATTCAGCAACAGCTGGTGACGAAGCATTGAGCCCATTTGCAATCGCAACTGGTTACTCAGGTAACGCAACTACAAACAGAGCAGACGCTACTTCAGTACTAGAAGGTACTGGTGGTAAGAAACTTTCAATTCAAGTATTGAAGCAAACAGTCGAAGCAAAAACCAGAAAGCTATCAGCTCGCTGGACTTTTGAAGCGGCTCAAGATGCACAATCAATGCACGGATTGGACGTTGAAGCAGAAATCATGCAAGCACTAGCCCAAGAGATTACTGCTGAAATCGATCAAGAGATCATTGCTAGCTTAACATCACTTGCTGGTGCAGCTACTGATACATACGCACAAGGTGGCGTATCAGGTACAGCTACATTCGTAGGTGACGAGCATGCCGCTCTTGCAGTTCTTATTAACAAGAATGCAAACACTATCGCCGCAAGAACAAGACGTGGCGCTGGTAACTGGGCAGTTGTAAGCCCAACAGTACTAACAGTACTACAAAGT